TATCAATCGCTTGCGCACACACGGCTATCAACGCACCTCGGAAGGTGCGTACACCCGCAGCGATGTTGACACTTATCTCGCGGGCGACTTCGCCTCACCGTACTGCGACTTTGTCATCGCACATTTAGCCGACATGTTTGACCTTACCGTCCACGTCCACGACCAAGACTCGGGTAACACAATCACCGTCGGTGAAGGCCGTGCGCACGTCCATATATATTTTTCAAATGCGCACTACACCGCAGTACCGCGCGGCGGTGCTGCTGACAAGTTCCCTCCCCTCATGCGTAAACTTATACACAACCCAGACGCTACTTTTATTGAACTGTCTGCCGCACCTGGTTCGAACTTGCAACAGCTGAGTGTCTCACACCCTCGCCTTCGCGTCACTGGCTGTTACTACTCGCTCGGGATTAAACCCACCGTTTACTTATCACCAAATGCCGTCCATTACGACGACCTACACTCTTTGCGCGCCCAACTGAGTTCCACATACCAATATATTTTTTGCGACGCTGCCCGTCGCTTTAACTCTGAATCCGTCGTTGACGAGTTCGCGCGATTCATACCGGGCATTTGTCAGCTCGGCTCCGACGTCCTTATTAAAACTTTTGCTAACCCATTTAGTGTGTGGGACCTCGCGCGTGACTTTAAAGAAGTACGCCGATATCCGGGCGTCGGTACCGAATTCTATTATCATCTTATTGGGTACATGCATGGTCACACCGATCCTCTTTACTTGTACTCTCTTTACGCGCAAGACTGCACCGAGCACGTTCTACCATATGAACCTACGGCCCTTCGCGATTTCCATCGCCAATTTCATGCCAAAATCCACGTAGGCGAACGCGCACTTAAGACGCTCAGCATCAACGGCTTCACCATTCGCGCAATTACCGGTTTCGCAGGCGCTGCGAAGACCCAGCGCGCCGCCGAAATTGCCACGCATGCCAATGCCCTCTTCATATCGCCCACACACGAATTGTCCCTCGAGCACACGCGTAAATGGGGCCTTATTAGCATGACACAACACACTGCTTTAACCGTCGTGCACAAATTCGATATTATATTCGTCGACGAGGCTGGCAAATTCCCGGTTGAATACTTTATGCTACTCAAAACTTTTGCCCCTCGGGCCGACATTTACGCACTCGGTGACAAATTCCAAACGCCCCCTTTTGTCGAACACGGCACATGCCGCACTATTTTTGACTTCGGAGTGACTAATAATTTGATTGAATCGTACACTATCCCGAAAGATATCACCACTTTCCTTAATCACAAATACGGCATGCGCATTGTATCGAAAAGCGAAGTCGAAAAGTCATTATGCCTTTATCGCGGCGTAATTCGAACACCGTTCCCACACAAGATTCTCGCCTTCAACGATGAAACTGTACGCGACCTCAAATTGCAAGGTTTAGACGCTACCACAATTACTTGCTACCAGGGCTCGCGCGCGCCCGTCATTGTTTTTTACATCGACGCCAAGGCAATTCAGACTAATTTACTTTCACGACCTGAATTTGTGTACACCGCTCTCACGCGCACCCGTGGCAAGCTTGTACTCTACGGAGAATCTGACACAATACAAAAGTACTTCCGTATTCACGGTCTTTCTCTGGACATTATTCACGACATAAACAACATACACCCCCATGCCGACACGGAACCTCGCGACTTTAGCGATGACGTTGTAGTTCCTTCCGACTTGCCCGTCGCCCGAGATTTGCCATCACAGGCCATCACCATCAACGCCCTTGAGCGCAACCTCGTCCCACTTAACAACATACCGAATGAAGCATACACCGTTGACCCAAATCCACCTCGCGTCCAAGACGGGCTATTATCGACGAACTTGTTCAACCTTAATCCGCCTGAGCGCTCATATCGCGTGTTTCGTTTTCCCACCACGCACACGCTTATTCGTAATCAAGTCAGCGACGACCCTTCTATCGCCGTCGACACACTTATTAAGAGGTACACGAAGAAATTAAACCGCTTTAAGTTCCAACGGAAATTAGCATTATCTCAAGCGCTTTACCGCGGCCTCATTCGTGCTCTTTATGGTAACAATCATTCAGTCGGTTTATTTCGTAAAGCTATGGCCACCACTCCCGAAGAAAGGCACAAACATTATCTTGCCTATATCGAACGTTTAAACGACAAGGTTATTGGCGATGGCCACAAAATCTACACCGACCTTAATATCCCTTTCAGTGAGTACGAGGAAATACTTGAATTTATCAATAAAAAACAAGGCAAATATGACCCTGATGTAGGCTTCGACACCAAGAACAAGGCCGGTCAGGGCATCGCATCCATGTCTAAGAAAGTCAATTGCATCTTTGCTGCCTTCGCCAGCCTGCTCCTCGACAAAGTGCGCGCCATTGCTACTTCCAACCGCCGCCACATTTTATTTGCCACACATGGAAGCGACCTTTCGATCTCCGACCAAGTTGCTGCGCTTGAACAGGCGCACCCACATGGCGTTTACGTTTGTAACGATATCAGCGAGTGGGACGCTAGTTTTAACTCTTTTATGGTCCAATTCACTTCTTTCCTTTTACATGACCTTGGTTGTCCCACGCCGATCGTAGACTGGTTCCAACAATACCGCGCTAACTGGTTCATGATTCACCACGGCAAGTTTGGTAACACCTCCCTCCACGGCCATGACAAACAATTTAGCGGCTCACCCTTCACTATTTCCGAAAACACCCTCGCTAATTGCGCACTTATGTCGGTTCTCTTTGAAACACGTGGCTACCGATACTCATTATACAAAGGCGACGACAGCCTCATCAAATGCGACTCTGTCGCATTAACCGCATTCGGTAAAGACTTACTTGACTCTTCAAAACATAAACTTAAACTTCATACGGGCAATGTCGGTGAATTTGCTGGATTCATCGTGACTGAATATGGCTTCTTCCCAGACCTCCCTAGGAAATGCGCAAAGTTTTTCGGTAAGTTATACCGAAATCAAGAACATTTCGATGAGTCCAAGAAGAGTGCTTTTGCATGCACTGAAGTCGTACGCACGCAATTTCAACTTGAACAGGGCATTGCCAGTACAGCGTACTACTACGACGGTAAATACACTTCCGCCGAACTTCGTGCCATGTTCTACACTCTACGCCGTGCGCCTCATTACGTCTTTAATCAACTCGTTGAGGCCACTGTCCGACCCACTCGCCCTTTATAATTTTCTTTACCTCTATGTGGTTGCGCGCCTCATCGCTGCCACGTTCATTCGCACCACCTCTACCTCAAGTGCGATCTTTATGTTTTGTTCATTAATTTGCTGTTATCACAATGGCCTCCGAAGCTTTCTTCCCTTCGCAATCTGTCGCTGTCGACAACCCTATAGACCCCGAGTCCACGCCTACCCCAACTCAAACTACCGCCCAGGCGACCACTCCGACCAATGCATTTGTTATGCAACATATGCATCCGCCGTCGGCAGTTCCAGGTTACCTGGGCATGCCTACCAACGACTCTCGCTCGCAAGTCACTATCCGCTGGGTCCAGTATGGTATTGTCGACTCGTCCTCCTATCTTAGCACTGCTCCGGCCACAGTTACACCCGTTAATCCGGGTGACATCAGCGGTTACGCCTTTCTCACCACCTCTGGCGTAAACCACTCCACTTATACCTTCGTTAAGTTTATACAGCCGGTTACCCACCGCGACACCTGGCGCCAGGACATCAACAACACTAAGCCACTTGACGTCTATGACGTCACGCGCATGTCTCTCGACGCCACGGTGTACCGACCCACCTACAAATCCGTCACCACCTACTTGAACGCAACCGCCTTTAATGACGTGGGTATTGTCACCACCGCACAATACAACCCGCCGCTTCTCTTCGCCGGCCAGATCGAATCACTTGCCGCTGACAAGCCTCAGCTCTTCCTCAAGCTCCTAAAGTGCCACTCCTCTTACGGCCACCCGATTGCACTCGATAAATTCCTTCTCGAGCCCAAATTCCTGCAGAAATGCGAGGAAACCGTCGCCGAAGGTCTTAAGACCTATCGAGCTGGCCTCAAGGAGCTTGAAGACGAACTTGCGTCCCTCATCGAGTGGCCTAAGGACCGTCAAGACGCTGATCGCATTCGTCAAATCAAGAAGACTCTCGAGGCACACGCACAAATTAAACCCGTGACGCTCGACCCAAGCACTTCCATCCAGTTCGCCGATTTCGGCAACTCTGGTAACGACATCAGCGGCAATCAAAGCGGCGCCGTTGTTCCTACCACCGACCAGGTCATGAACCTTTCCACTCGTTCATATGGTGGCAAGGCACTTGACGGTTGTTTCACCGTCTCACGCCTCAACACCATTGCCCCATCCTGGAAAGTTGTCGGACCCATTCGCAACGGCACCGCCGCTGGCCTCGGCCTCTTCTTTTGTTATTTCACGTTCCGCGACAACAATGGCATTGACGACGTGAAACCCTTTTTAAGCGGTTCAGGCCGCGTCGAACTCGTCCCCGGCGCATACCTGTGCGAAGACGCACAGTGGTCCAGCGACCAAACTTGGACCTGGACCGTCTACGACGGTATTGCACCAAATCCTATTGCCTCGGCTGCCACCACGCGTGTCATCGCCATCAAACAGTACATTGGTCTTGAGCTGCAACCAGCCGCCAAGTCACCATGGGCTGGATCGCAAAAGCTCTCACCACGACCATCGCTTTCTGCCATGCAGCGGCTGCTCGAAGCTTATTTCGACATGAAGGACGGTACTGCTGCCAAATATAATTTTCTTGGCAACATGACCGCGTTCGCTAACGTTGCCCAAAAGAACTCTTTTGACATAGTGGGCCGCGCAATCAACATGCTCGACAAGGTCGCGCCTCGAAAAGAGGTCGAAATTGCCGAAGTTGATAAGATTTTTGCGCCTGCCCAACAACAATCCCGTCGGCAACGTCAACCCCGTCCTACACCCGCTCTACCTGCTCCGGGCCCACAACGTCAAATCGTTGGCCCCTTTATCATCCCTGCCGCACGCCCTAAGCGTGCGCGCTCTGCTTCACGCCGCCGCGCGCGTTCTCGACCTTCTCGATCTCGTACGCGCCGCCGTTCCCGATCCGCGTCGCGCTCCACCTCGCGACGCCGATCGTCCTCCCGCGGCATCCCTTTGGACCAATACATGGCCCAAATGCAACCCTTCCGTCGCATGTAATAGGTTGACATGCGCGGTGTTTTTAGATTTTTCACCGGTTCCATTAGACACAGTACCCACCCTAGCTAGTATTTCC